AGCTGGTTACTTGAAACATTTATATAGAATGAATGGTTACAACGAGAACTTTGAGTCTTGGGTATCTGATGGTGCTACTTATAACACTTTCTATATTAAATTCAACGAGTATAACAAATCTGAGTACCAATGGGGTGATTATATCATGGAAGATTCTACAGTGATTCTTGCTGTACCTCAAGGTGGTAGTAACTTAACTTCTACTTTTGAAACAATTTTAGAAGCTGCTTTAGGAACTGTAGTTGATAACAATGCTTGTATTACTACAACCACTACAACTTCTAGTGCTCCTGTATCTACAACAACTACTACTTCTACTCTTATTCCTTAAGAATAAAAGAAGAGAGTAAATTAATAATAACCTATGCCAGGGGATAGAGGATAACTCACATCCTCTGGCATATTTATTTAAAAACAACATGGCAAACTTACAATTAGATATATTAGTAGTTCCTACTTATAGTGTACTTACACTTGGTGTTGCAGATGCTTCTGTATATCCTACCAATCCTCCAGTGGTTTCTGCACCATCTATTGAGATTGACATTCCTGGATTTGGAACCAAAATATTACCTTTTGTTCCTAATGAAATCAATGTATTTACATCATCTAATTTAGGAATAACAGATCCTGGTTGCAATCAAGCTCTTCCTGATGGAATATATAGAATTAAATATTCCGTTGCTCCTGCATATGCAAATTATGTAGAGAAGACAATATTACGTGTTGAAAAACTTCAAGAGAAGTTTGACAATGCTTTCCTTCAATTAAACATGATGGAATGCGACAGAGCTCTTAAAACTCAGTCTAGTGTACAATTAAATACAATCAACTTCTTTATTCAAGGAGCTATTGCTGCAGCTAATAACTGTGCAGAATATGAATCAAACACATTATATGCTCAAGCAGATAATATGTTAAACAACTTTTTAAAATCTAACTGTGGTTGTTCTGGTAACAATTACCAATTAAACTTTTATTAATTATGGCACAATGTTCAAGCTGTGGAGCTAAAGTGGGGTGTGGTTGTCAATTAACCAATGGGCTATGTGCACATTGTGCAGCTAATCCAAATAAATAAAAATTAATTATGTTATCACCAAGACTAACTAATTGCCCAGAATGTGCAAACATTCCTTCTTTACTTAGAAAAATAGATTGCAAGTTAGCAGAACTTGGCAACAACTTATACAACAATATTTCATATATGTTGAATAAACCTGTGCCTGGTGGTGACATACTTCAATTAATAGGATATAGAAGAATATTACAATATAAATATATAAACCCAAACTACGCTCATAAATACTCAGTAAATATGATTGCTAGTAGAGTGATAAGACTTACTGCAGGATGTGTAAGTAGATGTAATGAACCAGCACCTTGTTTAGAAGTTCCTTGTGATATTACAATTGTACCAAATCCTACAACAACTAGTACAACAACAATAGCTTAAATCTTTTAAAATAAATAATATGTCCAATTGCTCAAATTGTTATAACGGATGTACAGAGATTGTCTCTGACAGATGTGTTAAATATACAGGAATAGATGTTCCTGTCCTAGGAATACAAACAGGTGATTCTTTATCATTTGTAGAACAAGCATTGATTACATTCCTTACATCTACATTAGATGGTACAGGAATTAAAATTAATCTTGGTGATACAGTGGTGTGTACTCTTGTACAACAATATCTTCCTACATGTGGAGATCTTACTATTGTAGATATATCAAAAGCTCTTATACAAGCTGCTTGTGATCTTCAAGAACAAGTTGATGCAATTGATGCAGATCTTGCTACATTGAATGCTAATTATACAATTGAATGTTTGACAGGTGTTACATCATCTTCAGATACACATGCTATTGTACAAGCTGTTATAAATAAACTATGTCAAGTACAAGTTGATTTAACAGCATTAGCTTTAGACTTATCTACTAATTATTCTAGTAATGGTGCTGAGTTAAATGCTTATATTGCTAATTATTTAGCTACAAATGCTCCTAATTCTAATCTTATAAGTAGTAAAATGGTTCCTTATTCAATTCTTCCTTATTTTGGCCCATTAAGTAATTTTGATGGAACAGGAGCTGGTACAGGAAATTGGTTAAAAATTTATTTATGTAATGGAGCTAATCCAGGTGTTCCTGATTTAAGAGGACGTACATTAGTTGGAGCTACATCTATGTTAGGAAGTCCTATAACAGACCCTGTAACAAATCCTGCTATTTCTGGAAATCCTTCTTACACATTATCAGGATCTACTCCTCCTTTCATCCCTTCTGTTGCAGGAATAAATCGAGTTACATTAGATGTTACAGAAATTCCTTCACATACACACATAGCTACAGCAGTTTCAACAATTACACCAGCTACACATTCGCATTTTACAGTGGCTAATTCATCTTCTAGTACATTAAATTCAGGTGAACCAATTAATGCAACCAATAGTACAGGAGGAAATTTAGGATATTCTTTACAATCTTCATCTGCAGCAATTGCTAACGTTGGTAAAACAGATGATGTTACAATAAGTGCTACTACAGCAGTTTCAAATGATCCTATTGGAGGAGGAATTGGTCATGCAAATATACAGCCTTCAATAGCAAGTTATTTTATTATTTATATACCTTAATAAATTATCAATATGTCATATCCATATTTACCAGTAAACCCTTGCTGTACAGACATAGTTATAAATGATCCTTGTGGATGTAGTTCTGTTATTACCAATACTGGTTGTAATAATAACAATCCATGTTCAACAACTTTAACTGGTTCCAGTACTATTGTTTACGATGGTCCTGCATTATCTTGCACAACAGCTGAACCATGCGATACACTTAATGTTGTATTACAAAAGATTGATGAAATTATATGTAACCTACTTACACAAATTAATATATTAACTGTTCAAGTTAACAATATTACTACACAGATAGTAACAATTAATGGTGATATAATTAATATATACAACACTCTAGATGTTTGTTGTTCTGCAACCACTACAACAACCACTACTGTAGCACCAATTCTTTGTGAAAGTTTTTCATTAGATAATACTGGAACTGAATCAGTTGCTATAATTACTACTGATTGTATTACAGGTGGATTCGTTGCTACAATATTACAACCAGGAGTTACAAATATTTGTGTTGAAACAGATAGTCCTTTAACTGTTCCAGGTACAGTGATTGTTACACCAAATGGTCCTTGTGGTCCAACAACAACTACTACATCATCAACTAGTAGTACAACAACCACTACAACCACTACACTTCCTTGTGAATGTATTACAGCGGTTAATACTGATGACACTAATATTTATTCATTAACTTACACTGATTGTAATGGTTCATTAATATTATTAAATATTTCTCCTCTTCAAACTATACAATTTTGTGGATGTTGCACTTTAGCAAATAATGAAAGAGTTTTAATTACAATAGGAGCTAATTGTGTAGATGAAGTTTGTCCTACACCTACTACCACTACAACTAGTACAACAGTTGTTGAATGTACATGTTATGACTCTGCTGTAATTATATCACAAGAATTACTAGATGTAACTGATGACGGTCGAATTACAATTAATTTTAACGATTGTGATGGTGATCCTCAAGAGAACATTTATAGAGATGCAGGATCTTATTTACTAGGATGTGTAAACTTTATTCCAGGATTAACTGCTACTGGATTAGTTGATGGAATAATAGTTTCTCTTTCTGTTCCTTATTCAATATATGAACAATGTTGTCCAACTTCTTAATTATAACATGACATGAGTTGTCCTCAGATAAATAATACAACAATAAAAGGAACGAGTGCTGTCACATACGATAGCACTCCACTTCCTTGTACAGATGTAAGCACATGTGATGGTTTAAATGTAATTCTTGCTAAATTTGATAGTATTATATGTGATGTTGCAGCTGATGTTGCTATACTTACAGAAGACATAACAAATCTTACTGAAGACTTAATGATTATAATTGATGATGTAATTAACATCAATGATCAATTAGATATATGTTGTCCTACAACTACTAGTACAACAACAATAATTTAATTTAGAATAATATGACAGTATTAATAACATTAACAACAGCAGGAACTGATTCAGGTCCATTCAATTTATATTCAAATCTAGATGGATATTCATCAGCATTTGAAGTGGGAGTTTCTAAATCAGCATTACTTGCAGGATATTCTTCTGCATTAGTTCCTGATTATACAACAATTATTAGAGTGCTATCAACTGGAGTGTGTACAAATTATATAGATATTGTATTAGGTTCTACTACAACCACTACAACTACTATTCCACTTTAACATAAATAAAAAATCTTGTTTTGTTGGTTTTACAGGATTTCTCCTTAGACGTTTGTCTAGGGAGTTTTTGTTTCTAACTATTTTAGTTATAAAGAATTAAGTCTCTAACTAAAATTATTTGGAATATATAAAAACTATTGTTTATCTTTACGATATTTTTTAACTAATATAAGTAGATATGTCTGAAAATCAAAGCTTATTACACCGATTAGAAGAGTTATTAAGTCAGAAGAAAAGTAAGAAGTTCTATGCTGAAAAACTAGGAATAAGTGAATTTGAGGTCAATGAACTGATGAAAGAACTTAGAGAAAAAGATACTGAAGATGTAGTAAAAAATATTGCAGAAGAACGTAAAGTAAATTTTGAAAAAGGTACAATAGAAAGTACAATAGTTACAGATTTTGAACCTAAAGATGATCTTGAACTAGCTAAGTTACATAAGATAAATTTAGATAAGTATATTATAACAAACTACTGGTCTAAAATGTTACCAAGTGGGAAGTTCACTTCCTCAGTCTTCTCAAAAAGAAAAGAAGCAAAAGATTATTCTCCTGAAGACTTTGCAAGATTCTTAGAAAACTACAAACCAAACAATATATCAATCACTAAAGTAGATCGTAATAATATTAAAGATTACGTAGATGTAGAGATTTCTATATCAGATTATCACTTAGCTAAAAGAACAGTAGATGGTGATAATGATGTAACCACAAGAGCTTTAAGATATGTTACTGTGGCTCAGTCTTTGATTGATAAAGTAGAAGCTTGTTACAACATAAACACTGTTGTTCTTCCTATATCAAATGATTACTTCCACACTGATAACTATCAACATCAAACTACAAATGGTACTCCACAGGACACTATAATGGATTATGCTGATGAGTATGAAATAGGATTTGCTATTCTTGTAGACACAATTAATATGTTGAGAAAACATTCTAGCACTGTAAAGGTGGTATTGGTACAAGGTAATCATGACAGAACTAAATCTTTTTACTTAGCTCATGCATTAGATGTATTCTTTAAAGATGTAGAAGATGTAGAGTTTATCAGAGAACATAGTGTTGTTAAAGGTTTGACATTAGGAAATACATTTATTGGATGGCATCATGGTAACTGTAAGATAGAAGATCTTCCATTATTATTTGCAACACATTCTAAATATAGTCATCAATTCGGTAATGCTGTTTACAGAGAAGTTCATACAGGTGATAAACATCATTACATGGCTAAAGAAGTTAAGGGAGTAAGAATACAACAAATGCCTAGTCTTTCAGGAACTGATAGATGGCACTTAGATAACAATTACGTACATTCAGTGCGTGCTGCTCTTGCTTTAGTCTATGATCTTAATCTAGGTAAAATAGCAGAGTTTGAAACTAGAATATAACTATGGCAACATTAAGAAAATTAGTATCAGATGTTAGAAGTGTCCACAAGATACTTTCTACAGACAGTCTTATTACAGACAGAGCAATTGCATCTGAGATAAGAAATAACTCTTTATTATTAATTAAGAGAGAGACCAACTTAAGAAAACTTTGGGCTACTGATACATTATTCACTACTATTCCTTGTTTAGAAATGATAGAAGTACCTATTTCTGAATGTTGTAATTATGTAGATGAATGTAGTATAGCCAGAACTAAACTTAAACTTCCACGTATATCAGAAGGTAACTACCAATATGTAATACAAGGAGTTTATTCTATCAATGCATTAGGTGGCCAAGGAAAGAAATTAAAAGAGATTACAGTAAATAGATATATCAATCTATTAAAACTTCCTGTAATTAAAAAAGAAGAATACTTCTGGATATCTAATGGATATCTATATGTAAATAATCCAATGATTAAATCAATTAGATTTGTTGCGTTATTTGAAGAAGATGTAGAGAATGAGATTATGTATCCAGAATGTGGATGTGGTACTCCAGAATATACATTAGATGAGATTTGTA